AAGAATCTGTTATATCTGTTAGTTGATTTTTAACATTATCAGCAACGTCAGTCAACTCTAACGCAATAGCGGCATCCCTAACATCTTTAGTAAACCTCTTTAACTTATCTGTTAAAGAATCAGTCATACCTACAATTTCTTCTTCGACATCTTCTGTCAACTCACCAAAACGCTTAGATACTGTATCTTTCATTGTTTGTAGATTTTCATCAGCAACAGAAATCATTCCCTTATAGTACTTACGAGTACTATTATCCATATACTTGGCATACAGATTGAACTCACGTTTCATATCAGATAAATTATCTTCTAGAATTGTTTGTTGATTTTTTAATCCATCACTAATCCTATCTTTTGTTTTGCTATTAGAAGCCTCATAGAACTTCTCTAGCATATCCATCTGATTATCTAACATTTTTGCAAAACGCTTCTCACGTTTAGCAATCTGCTTTTCAACCCTCTTTGCCTCTTTTTGCTCTATCTTTTGTATACGTTTATTTAGATTTTCTTTACTCTTAATTTCATCCATATACAAACCACCTAATATAAAAGAAAGAGGCTACCTCCTTCTATGCCTACGAGAACTCTTTCCCTCTTTAGCCTTCTGAATAGCCTCATCTTGTGCCTTCTTCTCTTCCTTTTTCTGCTCTACTAATAATTGATACATAGTTCTCCTCTCTAAAGAACTCATACTATCAACAGACTCATAAGATACTCTACCAAAATATGCTAACTGAAAAGCCTCTTTCATTAGAGTTCTAAAAGCAGAAAATCGAATATCTCTAGCAACCTTATTCTCTTCATCTGTATTATAATCACTTAATTGTGGGACGAAAGAACTCACTTGTAATAGGCATTTGGAAATCATAATACTCACCACAAGAAGTACATTCATGCTCAACTGTTGTATCAACACCTACGATAATACTACTAATTACTGACTGCATTTTAGCACTATCCATTGATACCATATTCTCAACATAAGACCTAGCATCAATAAAATCTACAGGTTTATCATTGATAGCAACAATATATTTAGCCATCCTACAAATATACAATACTTCTTTATAATTTTGATTAAACTGTTTAGCGAACCTTTTAGCATATTTTTCAACATACTCAGTATCAGAGTTACGCAACAAACGTAAAGAAATTGTATCACCACTCCTAGGTAATTCAACTCTGATAGGTTCTGTGAAATCATCATCTAAATACAAAGTCTCAAACTCAGACAAACTAATTTCATGCTCATCTACAGAACCACAATGAGGACAAGTAGAACGTACTTTATATTTATCACCAAAAGTAACCATACGTAATTGTAAAATTAAAAACATTTCATCAGCACTAATCAAACGATTAATATCAATATTTTCAGGTGATACAATACAATTCCTTAGAATTTTTTTAAAGACATCAGCACCTTGACTAGCATACATAATCTTCTCATCACGAGTTGTCATACCACGTAAAGTAATATTAGCAGGTATACCATCCTCTTTGTATAAAATCCCTTTAGATGGTAACAAAACTGTTGTTTCATAATCTAATTTACTTTTCTTAGAACCAGCAGATGTATCTTCCCTATCTAAATCACGTGCTATAGTATCAACTTTTGTATTCTCTTCTACCATTTCTTTTTTATCTTCCTTAACTTCTAAACTATCTAATTTAATATCTTTATTGGTGATATTTGTTGTACCTATACTATTTACATTACTATCACCAAAAACATCAGAACCTAAATTAAATGTATTTTCTTGAACCATTATAACCTCTTCTGTACATCTAAAATATAAATATCATCTAAAGTATTCCTACTAAAATTATTTATATATCAAAGTATATCCCCATATAACAATAAAAGTAGAGTCAATATTAATTAACTCTACTTTATACTATAACTACACCTATTTTAAGAAATCATTCCTAGACAACCTACTCTTATATGTCTCAACTATATGTGATGTAGCTATATCAGCTATATGATTGTGAAAATCTGGATACCTCCTACAAAAATGCTCATAATAAGTTATATCAAGCATAATGTGGTCGAAACTCTCTCTTGACTTTGCTACATTATGTAATAAGTCATCATCAAACTCCAAAATCCTAGAGCGTGAATTTATAGCCCTAGTCTCAGATATTTCATAAGACAACTTAATTAACCCCTCACTATTAGACTCACCTAACTTTTCAATCTTATCAACCCTATCTATAACCTCTTTATTTAATTCTCTACCTATAATAGATAAAATCACAGATAGTGGATTAAAATCTATTGGTGATATCTGAATGATAGTTAGTAGTAAAATCGTAGCCATAGAAACATCACTTATACTGATATTCATACCTAGAACAGAAAGCATCTCAATAATATTCAAAGACATTTCCCCCATTCTACTTAAATATGACACTACCTTACATATCCTTTGTATATTAATTAGCAATACTGTATAATGTAGAACTGGAATCTTTGAGTACTTACACATTTATTATATATTATTAATAACAAGATTAACTATATATAATAACTATCTGAAATAAAAATGAGAACATATATCAAATATAACTATTTATACTAACTATAATAAGACATTTAATATAAACAATCTATAAAATGACAAAATAAAAAGCAGTTGACACAGAACCAATGTGTCAACTGCAAGAAAGGAGCAAAAAATATATCAAACTACTCAACAGGATTAAAATATGCTCAAATACGCTTAAATGTATCTACCCAAAAGAAAGGAACACTTACTAAAAAATATCCCACCAAAAATATAACACATATCACAAAAAATGTAAACCCCTTACAAAAATATATATAAAAAATACACTTCTATTTAGACTATAGAAGTGTATTTTACTAAGTGTTATATCTATTAATAGTAAAAGGCAGATAATCAGAGAAGATATACACTTTCTGACATCCTCTCATGACTTTTAATTAAGTCAGTGAGGTTCCTACCCAAAGGTCTGCTCTTTTAATACTATGTTAAAAGAGTCTTACAACCAGACAGTAGGCTATCCCCATGTGTCCCACGGTTATAATTACATATCTAAGAATTTAAAACTCTTAATCCTTCATTTAGAATATTTATTGCTGAGTTGATATCTCTATCGTGATGTGTACCACATACAGGACAAATCCATTCACGAATATTGAGATTCTTAACATCTTTGTTTTTAAACCAGCATCATACTTAACCAACATACTATGTAGTTTAGAACATCTCTCACACAAAGTACGATATTCATCAATAAACCTAACTTGATAATCCTCTAACTGTTTTTCTTCCATAATACACCTCAAAAAATAATATAAAAACATCTCATATACATTATAACACAAAAAAAGAGATGTAACATATGTTACATCTCTAAAAACGATACTATTAATCAGTACCATAAATATGAGTATTTTGTCCATCCCTTACAAGATATGCAGTATCTACAGACAAGTTCATACTAATTTGTTTTTTATCACCACTTGAATAATCAAGCTCACCTAAATCAAGACTTGTTGGCCAACAACCATCACATTGCCATTTCCTCAATACTTCACCATTTGGCCCATATTGAACAATCATACAAGTACGTTTATAGTTATTTGCCCAACCAACTTTACCTGTTTTAGGGTTATAAACCTTCATCCTCCACTGCCATAAGATGTTTTCAACATCAGGCTCAATGAAGTCTTTAACTGCAACAGTAATATCATCAGTTGTAGCTTTACCAGCTACTTTGATTTGAGAGTTACCATAATCTAACTCAATAGGGTCATTAGATACTGTAGGTAAACCTGTACTATCACAAGCCAACTCGATAATATCACCACTAGAGGAAGAAGTATTATTAGAAAACTCACTTAAATCAACGATAAACCTAAAGTTATTGGTACGTTGAACTTCATAAGTGGAATCCATAGACATAAAAGCTGCGTTTAACTGACTCATCTATTATACTCCTTCTTATTTATCAAAACTTGCACTATAACTCATGATATTGTATGTCAAACTAATAAACTCAGCAGATTTAACTGGTTTAACATAGATACTAATAGGCATCCTATTATTTTCATAATCTTCAGCAGTAGCATCTAACACAATTTTATAATCATACAAACCACCATTATTTTTAGCATTAATCAAAACTGGCTCAACAAGAGTTTTCCAGCGCTCCCATGTTGCATCGTAATTTTGCTCGAAAACAAAATACCTTGTTTTAGCGGCAATACTACGTTCTAAGAAACACATCAATCTACGAACATTTACCCTATCTAAT